ATCATGAGTGCTATGGCTGGTGATATTGTGTATTCACTAATAGCTTTTAATGGCGATTTAGTGGGTTTGCAATCAGGCACACATATTTCAGGAAATTCATTAACAGTGATATTGAATGGAATTTGTGGTAGTTTGAATTTGCGAGCTTATTTTTATACACAGTATTCATCAGACATAGCATTTCGTGATGCTGCTAAGATGATGACGTATGGCGACGATAACATTGGATCTGTTTCAGAAAAATATCCTAAGTTTAATATTAAAGGATGTTCAGAATTTTTAGGAAAGTATGGTCAGCATTACACTATGCCGGACAAGGATAGTGAATTAAGCGCATATTTGGAACCTGAGAATTTTGAGTTTTTGAAAAGATTTAGTGTTTATCATCCGCAATTGGGTTTACATGTAGGAGCTTTATTAGATTCAAGTATAATGAAGTCCCTGCATTGTTATTTACGACCCAAGAATGCGCCTTTAACTCCTAAAGAAGCATGTGCCGTCAACATAGATGGTGCTCTGAGGGAGTGGTTCAATCATGGTCAGAAGGTTTATGAAATGCGTAGAGTACAAATGAGAGAAGTCGCCGCTAAGGCTGGCATAACTCATATGTGCACTATGTTGGACGAAACATATGATGACCGTATATTGAATTGGCAAGAAACATATCTTGAACAAGTCTAACTCCGACTTTAAACGAGTGCCAGTTTCAAATCTGAGGCAAGCAAAATTGATTTGTACAATTGGATTACCACAATTTGTGTATTTGTATGTTTAGACACAGTTGGAGGCTTTGTACAATTATTTACGTGGAGAGGACTTTGCGGAAATATACAGCTCACCCATATTGGATAGGAATGGTGATGAGTAAATAAATATTTATCCACTAGTAAATATATTAGAAACAAACAAAACAGCGACGGCGTTTTTCGTGCTTTAGAAATAGAGGGCAAAAACGACGACCGGGAAAGTCAGTGTGATCTTAACAGGTCATATCACGGAGACAGAGTGATAAACTCTGCTGACATGAGAAAGTTATATAGGGATATATCATTATTACGGTATAATGATATAGCGAGGGAATTAGCAAATGAGACGGATTTTAAACCACAGTCAGGTACTACAGCTGATGTGAGTATTATGAAACTTGCTAATGACACTGGTCATCAGAATGTTGATTTTGGTGATCAAATGGACCCATATATGTATGCAGTTGAAGAAACTATTGATCCAACACGTAAGTTAATGGATTCAGATGATGCTTCACTGGGTAATTTTCTTTCTCGTCCAGTTAAAATTGGTGAATATGAATGGGGAACAGGTACATCTTTATTCGCTACATTAAATCCTTGGCAATTATATTTGCAAAATGCTAGAGTGATTAATCGTGTGAATAACTTCAATTTGCTTCGTGCAAAATTGAATGTTAAAATAGTTATTAATGGTAATGGTTTCTTGTATGGTAGAGCTTTAGCTAGTTATTTACCATTTGCAAGTAAAGATGCATTGTCACAAAATCGGGCTTTAGTGCTCGAGGATGTAGTACAGGCAACGCAACAACCTCATGTATTTTTAGATCCAACCTTATCAACAGGTGGAAGCATGAAGTTGCCATTTTATCATTATAAGAACTATTTAGATGCGCCTATATCAGAATGGGGAGAATTAGGAGAGATTACAGTTCGATCCATTAATCCTTTGAAACATGCCAATGGTGCTACTGATCAAGTAACTGTAACATTGTTTGCTTGGTTAGAAGATGTATCCATGGCTGTATTGACAGGGGTTAATGCGAGTACTATTACTCCTCAATCTGGTAAGGAGGTTGATATGGCAAATGACAAGGGCTATATTTCTGGACCTGCCACGGCGGTTCAGAAAGCAGCAACGGTATTGTCAAGTGTACCCATGATAGGACCATTTGCGACAGCAACAGCTGAAGGAGCTGGTATGGTGGCTGAAGTTGCTAAAGCTTTGGGATATTGTAGGCCGCCGGTGACTAAGGACCCTGATCCTTATAAGCCGGTGCCTATCTCAAGTTTAGCATTAACTACAGTGCCAGATCAAATGCAGAAATTGACTGTTGATGATAAGCAAGAGTTGTCCATTGATCCAAGGATTGCAGGATTGGGTGGTGCTGACCCTTTAAATATTGGTGAAATAGCTAAAAGAGAGTCTTATTTGACCACATTTAGTTGGGCTATTGGCACGACCCCAGAGACTTTGTTGTGGAATTGCCGTATCGATCCTTGTGTTTGGGCTGAAGATTCATTGGCGCCTACAGGATATCATTTTCCTGCTAGTGCTATGGCGGCTCTGCCGTTTAAGTATTGGACAGGTACAATGAAATTCAGGTTTCAAATTGTATCATCAGCTTTTCACAAGGGGAGGATAAAGGTAGTATACGATCCTAACTTTTTAATTGCCGGTAATGAATACAATGTCAATTATTTGGAAGTTATTG